CTTCCTCCTTCTTTTGTTCCTGTTATAGCTAAAGCAGCAGTTTCATTCTTGAACTCAAATCTAGCCCAATCATCTGTTGTTGTAAAACTTGTTATAGAGTGTGTTGCATCTAAAACTGTTGGAGCTACAGTTGCCACATTACTTAAATCTGTAAGTAATATTTGTCTGATTCCTCCAACTGCGTTTAAATCTCCACAGTCTACTAATAATCCTGAATCTATTGCCATTTTATTTTATTTTTTAAATTATTAATTATGATGTTAAACAAGCTCCGTAAATCAAGTTAGTCCATCCGTACTGGAAGCCCATTGTGAAGTAAGAACGAATAATCATATTATCACCTACCTCATCATAGAACATTTTTAATTCATTCTCAGGTGCAGTAACATCTGTACCAATGAATAAGTTAGCTGTAGCTGTGTAGATAACTCCGTTAGTCGCTTGGAAACCTGCTGCTGCTGAATCAACTACTGTAAAGATAGCAGGTAAATCTGCTCCTGTTCTTGCAGTTAAAGCTGTGTCCCACTCGTACATAGGAACTACCTCAATGCCTCTGTAGAATAATCTTGTTTTTCCTGATTGTGCTTCAGAGTGTCCGTAATCAACTGCTCCTGCTTGTGCTACTAAAGTTAAAGAAGCGTAGTAAGCATTATAAACATTTGGTGTAACAAACATTCTTTTTGCTGATGCATCTACTTGCTGTAACTCAGAAGGTGCGCCTGCGAAAGCTTTGTCTAATAATAAAGCAACATCTGCAATAGCGATTGTTCCTCCAACTACATTGTAGTCTGCTGCTGCTCCACCACCTGTTACTCTTTGTAATACTCCTGAATCAGCAAAGTTACCATCTGCTGCAAGTAAATCCCAAAGACCTGCTCCCATAGAAGTATAAGTACAGTCTGCTGCTGCAGGGATTCCTGCTCCTGATGCCATTCCTGCCCACATATTTCTAACCATATCGTTAGAGATACCTCCTCTTACTCTGTCAATAATAACTTGAGCTAACTCAGTACCTGATAAGTCAGGCATATTGATACCATTCTTATAAGATTCTACGATTACTTCTGATTTGAACTCATCCCAACATTGAGTTTGCTTTACCGAAACATTTTCAACTGTTATCGATTTTTGTGTTACTGTAAATTGAGTTCCTGTACAAGTATTTGCTTGACACCCTGTATTAAGAGCTGTAATGCTCTTTAAAGATGGTGCCATTAAAATATTTTGTTTGAACTTTACATTTGGATAGATAGTATAATTTCTCATTATATCATCTGAGTGGAACATTGGTTCCAATAAAATTTTTGAAGCATAAGTACCATTGTACGCTGCTCCTAAGCCATTTTGTGCTATATCTGCTGCTGCCATAATTTTTTGTTTTTTATTTTTATTTTAAATTCATTTTAGATACAATTCCATTCCAGAATTTAATATCATTACTCTCTACTTTCTTTTCTACTACTACTGCAGGGTCGCTATCTGTAGAGATTTCAGTTCCCTTTGCACTCGCTTTACTTAATAAAGCATTAAGCCTTTCTACTTCTTCAGTAAGAGTTTCTTTTTCCCCTTCCAATTCAGTAATAGACCCATTAAGCTCAACAGCCTTAGTTTCAAAATCTGAAAATTTGTTTAAAATTTCAGCCTCATCTGCTATAGTTATCTCGCTTACCTCTGTTGATTCAACAGTTTCGTTTTCAGATGATTCGCTTTTTACTCTTGCGATAATATCCTCAACTTTTCCATTAAACCAAGCTTTTAACTCATCAGTCATTTTTTTGTTCTTTAAATTAACACTTAGTTTATTAGATATTTCTTCATTTGTAATATTTTTAAACTTAGAAATATCATATTTAGCTGCTACCTTAATAGCATCTGAGATAGAATCAATAAACCCTAGCTCTAATGCTTCTTGAGCATTTAACCAAGTTTCTTCATCCATCATTTCTTTTACCTTATCATAAGGTAATTTTGTTTTTTTAACATATATATCAGCAATCTCTCCACTAATTTTATCTAAAAGATTTGCTGTTTTTTTCATTTCTTTAGCCTCTCCCATTGCTCCACCCCAAGCGTTGTGAATCATAAAAAGAGAGTTCTCTGCCATAACCACATTGTCTGCAGCTAAAGCAATAACGCTACCCATACTAGCAGCAATACCCTCTATATATACAGTAGTAGTAGCAGTTCTTTTCTTTAGAATGTTGTAAATAGCCATTCCATCAAATACATCACCACCTACGCAGTTTATATGTAAGTTTATTGGAGAATTTTTGTGAGATTTTATTTCCTCTAAAAAGGATTGTGCATTTATCCCATAAGCACCTATTTCATCAAAGATATAAACATCAACAATTCCTGATGTTTTACCTTGAATATTATACCATTGTCTGTCCATAAACGCAAAAATAGATTTTACATATAAGAATTTTACGCAGTTTTAGGAAAAAACTTTAGTATGTTATATTAAAGGAAGCTCTTTCTTTATTTCTCTCCTTATAAACTATACTTTGAGCCTGTCTTTCAGAAATATCATATTTTATAGATAAGTCCATAAATGTATGAGTCCTGTTGCCTTCATTAAACCTTAGCATAGTGTCAAAATCATATATTATCATATAATTTCTAAGCCTTTTAGGGTCTACGATACCCCTTTCAGTCAAATGCCTTAGAATATCTACAACAGTTGGCTCGTGCCATCTTTTAAGGATTTCAGTTTCTGCTACCTTGATATACTCATAAACTATATCGGCTTTATTTTGCCTAGACATTTTTTTTCTTCTTTTTTTTCTTAATAGAAGTTATTTCTTTTTTTGCCTTTAAACTTTCTTCTTCTTTTATTCTCTCACTAGAAATAAAGTCAGCAACATTATGAAAGAACTTACATACTGCTTGCCTGCAACCTGTGCAAGTTTTTTGCTGAGGTGCATTAGGAAAGCTTTCGTGCCACAACATAAAGAATAAATCTAGGGCTTTATTGTGGTAAGTGTTCCCCATCATAGATAGTTTGTTTGCTTTAGCAAAATTCACTACAGCATCTTTTCTTTCTTCACTATAGTTTTTTACAACCGTTTGGTAATCCATATTTATAAAATTTAATTATTACTCTTTCCATTTACCTAAAGGACATTCTCCAAAATACTCTTTAGTAAGAGATGTTTTAGCATCTAAGAAGCAACTGCACTTTCCACATCTTGCTCCTTTTGTCCATTTAGGATATTTCAACATTGCGAAATTTCTGTAAAAATCGCATTTTTTACAAGTATCTAACCTATCTTTCTTTACTTTTTTACTAACAATCATTTGTTTATTTTTTTAAATTGTTGCATTTGCCTCTAAAACACCTACTGTTCTTTGGCTGCTAGTTATATCTGATTCTACTACATAAACCCTCTGCATACCTCCTTTTGTCTGCATACCTGCTGAGAATTGTTGATTAGCAAACTGAGGACTATTAAGCAAACCTCCATCTGCAAATTTAACACCTCCACCTGCTTCATTCATAGCCGAAAGTTGTCCTCTAAACATTGCTGTACTTCTTTTGTTTATAACAGCTTCTCCACCTTCTAATTCATTTACTCTACCACCTACTGCAAACTTAACACCTCCCTGTGCGTGGCTAGGGCCGTGTACCATTCCTCCATCAGCAAACCTCTTACCATCAGAGATAACACCTCCTTTTTCAAATTTACCCATTATTTTAGCTAATAAAGCTAATGTAGCTACAACTGCAATAATATTAAGAGGAAATGGCAGTTTAGTTTGTTTTGCAGCTCCTAATCCAACTGCAGGTACAATAGCTGCTGTATCTACTGCTGATGCTGATGCTGTTGCTGTTGTATTTGCTACTGTGGCTGCAGTATTTTTAATCAACCCTAATGTATTTAAGTTTTCTTTCAATGTCATTATAGTAGACAGAGTGTTGGCTACCATAGATATTTTATTACCTGCTTCTTTTACAAAATTTAGCTTCTCATTATCTCCTGCTAATGAAGTTAAGGCACTACCTACTCCACCATAAGCAGAAATCTGCTGCTCCATTAATTCTTTTTGCGTTTGATTAACAGAAATATTATTAGCTAGAATACCATTATTAATATCAATCAGTTCTAAAGCACCTGTTGCGTACAAATCCTTTCTTGCGTTGAGGTATGCTAATTCTAATTGTAACATACGATTATCAAATTCTAACTTGCTCATCATAGTAGTTGATTGCTCTAGCTGAAGGGCAGTAACTTTTGAATCAAAATCTTTTTTAGCTAACCTTTCTTTTTCTGCTATATTTTTGTTATTCAAATCAAGCTCAAGCGTTAGTAATTGTTTTTGTATCGCTATACCTTCCTTTCCTAATTTCTCCTCATCTGTTAGAAGTTTAAATTCATCCTCAAGCAATTCTCTATTTATCTCATTTACTTTTCTTTGGTATTCAATCTTACTATCTACCTTATCTATGTAAAGTTCTTTTGCTATATTTAGGTCGTCATTAGCCTCATCTCTCCTGTCTTGCAATTCTTCATCTCTAAATTGTTTATTCTGCTTTCTTAATAAATCACTCATCTTAATATTAGCTGCAACTATACCTTCTTCCTTGTTATTCTCTTGGTCTAAGTAATCTTGAACTCCATCAATATTTGCTTGTAGCAATGCTTTTTGATATTCTTTTTCAGTTAAAACTAATTCTGATAACGCTTCCTTTCTTATTGCTATCTTCTCGTTCATTTCAAACTGAGCTGACTTTTTTTCATTCTTTCCTTCTTCTGTTTCAGGTTCTAAATCAGCCAAAGCATCTTCTAATTTAAAATCTCCTATATTAAGTTTGCCTGCAGCTTCTTCTATTGATTTTGTTAATAATGTAGTTTGCTTGTCTATATAATTCTCTCCACTCGCATCAATTAAAGTCCCTAGAGTAAGACTATACTTATCCATTATTCCCATTATAATTTTTTCTGCCTTTACAGCAGGAGTATCTCCTCCAAAGAACCCAACAATTTCATTCATCCACATCCCAAAACCACCCTGAACCTCTCTTAGTCTTTTAATAAGTCCAATAATAGCTTCATCTGACTTTCCACCACCCATAGCAGTATTAAGCTCACTCATAGCCTGTTCTGCGTTTACGCTAGTCTTTATTATCTGTGTTTCTTGCTCTAAAAATATTTTAGCCAATGCGTTTTCTCCTATTTTTTTAGTAAGCTTATTCATTGAAACTATAACATCTTCAGTTTTAGTTTTAACAGATATTAACTCCTGCCCTTCTAATTTTAACTCTTTATTTAGATTTTGGATTGCTCTAGTTTCTACATTTTTAGCTTGCTTTAGTTTATATGCATTTTCTGCACTTTTAACCATCAGCTTACCCTCAGAGTTTAATAATTTATTTTGTTCCTTTCTTGATTCAATTAATTTTCTTTCCCACTCATCTAAGGTTTTTACTTTACTCTCTAGGGTTGCAGTTGCTTTAGAAACACCATCTGTAAACTCAATAGCATCTTGAGCTGATTCGTTAAAGCTAGTCATATAATAAACCAAATCAATGACTGCTAATACTAGCAACCCTATCCCTGTCTTAGCCATAGCCTTTCCAAACGATTTCATTGCAACAGTAGCCTTACCTGTAGCGAGAGCAACTGCCTCCATTCCAAATGTCTGTAAATACAAAAGAGCTGTCATTGCTCGTGTAGCAACACCTGCAGCAATTATGCCTATCTTCCAAGAAAGGAATAGCGTTATACCCTTCTTTATCCACTTGCCAAGAGTGATAAGTCCATCAGTAAACTTCTTAACAGAGCCTTCGTTCTCTACAAATGAGTTCATAAGCTTGGCTAATCTCACTACAGTTTTCTTAAGTGCTTCACCAAAGTTTGTCATAACACTAATTGCAACACCTTCAACTGCAGATTTAAACTTTAAAAAAGCTCCCTGCAATGTGTCCCCAACCATATCAGACATTCTCTCTCCTTCTCCTGTGGCTAAAAGTAAGTTATCTCTTAATGTTGCTATATCATCAGAACCCTCTAACATAGTAGAGAAAGCAGCAACCTGCCTAACATCCATAAAACCAAGAACATCAGTAAGGTCTGTACCCTCATCCTGCAGTCCTTTAAACGCTATCAACATTTCATCTAAATTAGTTATCGTGTGTCCTAATGTTTTAGATAGTTTTGAAGAAGGGTCTTGCATCTTAAGAAATATATTTCTTAAAGATGTCCCTGCAATAGAAGCCTCAATACCTGTATCTGAAAGCTTACCCATAATAGCAGCAACCTCCTCTATTTCAAATCCTGCCATAGCAGCAATAGGAGCAACCTTAGTCATACTCGTATTCCACTTCTCAATATCTAAAGCAGAGCTTGAAAACGCAACAGCCATAACATCTACAACTCTACCTGCCTCACTAGCATCTAATTGAAATCCTCTAATAGAAGCACCTGCAACTTGTGCAGCTCTAGCCAAATCCGTTCCTGTTGCTGTAGCTAAATTAAGTGTAGCCTCAGTAGCGTTTAATATTTCTTCTGCTGTAAATCCTAATTTAGAAAATGCTAGTTGTAATTCTCCAACTTGAGTAGCAGTAAAGAATGTTGAACGACCTAAATCTTCTGCAGACTTAGTTAGTGCTGAAAACTCTGACTCGGTTGCACCTGAAACAGCATTTACTTTAGCCATAACAAATTCAAAATCAGCAAATGTAGAAACGATTGAACTAACCACTCTGTTTACAGTCCTAAAAGCACCAACAAGAATACCAATAGCTGCTGCTCCTTTAATAAACTGCTTTGCCATACCATTACTAGCCTTAGTTGATTTAGTGCTATCTTTTGTTGATTCTCTTAGATTTTTATTAAGACCTCTTAATGATTTTGACTTCTGACCAATAGCTTTAGCATTGGCAATATATTGCTTCTCTTGTTTTTTAGAAGTAAACTGACCTGTCTTGGCTTGTTTTTCTGCTTCTTTTTGCTCTTTTCTTAAGTCCTTTAACTCTTTTTTTAAATCAGCAACCCTTTTAATGTTTTTGATTTCTACCTCTATTGCTACTTTACTTTTTAATGCCATAATTTTATTTTAGCTTATTGTTAATTGTATTGCCTTACTACTTCCTGAACTCCCTATCTCTGCATCTATCTGCTTTAAAATATCATCCTCTACCATTTTATTTATACCCATTGAGTCTGCAATTCCAAAAGCATAATCTATAAATCCTGTTCTTCTTGGAGCAACAAGTAAACCACCCTGTGTATAATAATTTTGCCTTAACTCCTTTGTTACCTTCCAAATTCTTTTTTTAGAGAAATTTAATCCCTTCAACTTGCTCCAATCCTGAATATCTTCAAACTCAACATTTGGCACTCTGCTATTTCCATCATTAACCAACCACATATAAGGAGTGTCATTTACAACATCCATAAATAAACTATCTCCCCTCTCTGAAATTACAGTTCTAAATGATTTGTATAATTTTTCTGAAGCTATATGCTCTTGAAATACAAGCTCTGTCTGAAGCAATTCAATATAAAAATCTCCTGCAGTTTTTAGGGCTTGGTCTATTATTTTATATGCTGACATTATTTATTTAGGTAAATTGAACCGATTAGGATTGCTAATCGTGTCATCAAATCTATTATTAGCAACACTTACTGTATTTAAATTAAACTCCTCTAAAGTAGATTGATTTTCAATAGTTTCAAAAATCATAGTAAAAGTTGCTTGAATATGTGCGCAAGCATCTCCTTCTCTCTTTATAGAAACAATAACTCCTTCTTTAGCTAGTATCTTGTGAAGTTTATCGCCAACCTTAGAATCTGTAGAGCCATCTATAGCTAACACATTTGAATTATTAGAAGCGCCAAACACAAAATCTTGACTAAAAAGCAATGTCATTACAGTGTTTGCAGTCCCTATAGTAGCAGGCTTAGACCAAACACTTATAGTAAAAGTTTGGTTAGTTCTACAACTACCTCCCCCTGCTGTATTTATAAAACCATTAATGCTTTTTATGTAACAATCAGCAGGTGCAATAAATTGAGAGTATCTAGGTACAAAATTATTATTCTGACTTGAGCCATTTGTTATTACTGCTTGCGAGTTAATGCTAAATTGAGATGTGTGATTATAGTTGGCTAAATAATCGTTGCTACTTGTTGATGAGTTTGCAAATCTCATTACAACTGTTTCGCAAAACTGCATAGGAACATTAGTCGCTAAATTAAATGTGGATATAGTGTTTAATCCTGAATTTAATCTAGTACCATTTGCTCTTGTATTTCTTCCTGTTATATTTCTTCTTGCCATATTATATTTTTTAAAAAACAGGGTCATCATCATCAGGAACATCTCCACCTACACCCCCTCCACCTGTCGTTGTGTCATCACCTGATGTATTATTATTAATCCAAACTCCTGATATTGGAAGGCTTGAACCTTCATTAGGACTCCATTGATGTAACTCTACTTTAGTCGGTTGATTTTTATGTGGCATATAGTCAATAACTTTTACAATTCTATAATAAACGCCATCAATATAAACCATTTTTCTAAAATCTAAATTAATTATATCTGTAATTTTTAAATCTATATAACAAATTCGCATTTTTGGTCTAGCCTGTAAGCCTGAAATCATAGATTTGTAATATCTATCGTATAGTCCTTTACCTACTTGGTTTCCTACAATATTATATGAGTTAGTTGCAGGGTCATAATCTTTAGCCCAATAATTACCATATGAAAGACCAAATTGATTACTAAAATCGTTTCTATTCACAAAGGTAGCCGAGCAATAAAAAGAGTCATTCAGAAGCATATTGTTGTATTGATTTTGAGCAATAGAGTCTGTAGGAGAAATCTGAACCTGTCTATCTCCAAAGAGTTTACTTTGAAAATTGATGCCTCCAATTTCTGTTTTAAATCCTTGCCATAATGGTGCGTGTTGAACAGGCATTGTCATTTTATTGTAATACAATATTCTTGGTTTAAACTCATACCCTTTTGTAGATGAGTTCCAATAACTAGCCTTCCATAAAGCAGCAGTATAAAAATTATCTCCATCAACTGTACCTCCACATCCTATATTTTTAGAATCATAAGTTCCTGCAAAGAAAGGATTTTCAAATATAGTTTCTCCTGCAGGGTATGCGTTAGGTAGATTTACCTGCTCAGGATATATATCCCCTATATCATCAAAATACAGCTCACTCATATGATTAACCCTCCAATCTTTATCATCAGTCTTGTACTTGAAGATTAGTTTTCTTGTCCAATTATTATCTAAAAAACTTTGAGTATCTGACAAGTTTCTAGCTAATTTATGACTCCAATCTTTAGCATCTTTTGGAGGAAGATAGAAATCAGAATAAGGCTCCATATAAACAGTCTTAGATGATTCATCTGTGTAAAACTGCAGATTAAAAGCGTGAGCAACACCCTTAACAAAATCAAGTTGTTTTTGGTCTGTAGGAAGTACATTTTGCAAGTCATAAACACCACCCCAAACAGGAGTGTCCTCATTGATTAATTCTATTGTGATTAATCCACTTGAAGATGCTCCGTTATAATTACTCCAATCATCATAAGTAGTACCAAACAATTCAGTTCTAACATTTACAGAGGTTGTTCCTGTATAGTTAAGTGCAGGATTTACTATTGTAACAATAGGAGCTACACCAACAGTCATTCTTATTGTATCTCCTTTATTAAAATAATGAGTAGATGAGTTTGCAGGGAATGTCCCTCCAAAAGAATAATCGTGGTTATTGTCATAAAAAGTTTGAGGCCCTAATATAGTTGCACTTTGATTATCTATAGCAGATATAGCGTTCCAATCCGATTGCCCAACTCTCTTGCACTCTACAACTATATTTCCGTATGGCTTCATCCCTGATGTAGTGTTATTCGTGATACTACCACTACCTGTCCAATCAGATTCAGCCCAAGTCATATAATACATTATATTTTGAGTAGTAACAGTATAATATCCTGCTGCTGCAATATACCAATGATTACTTGTTGCTGCTGTGGATATTTTTAAATCTTGCTGTTGTCCTGCACTTGTCGTTATAACATTTGGTGCAGGCTGAAATCTACCACTACCATCTCCTGAACCACAAGAACCACCAAATCTTATAGGAGGATAGGGGGTTTGATTAGTTGAATCAATAGTGGGGGTAGCTGAGCTGTTAGGTACACTAAAATTCCATTGAGCAGTTTCATCAAATATTTTTAAATTCGCTGATGTAGCAGGACAGGTACTATTATCTTTAAAGTTACCTATATATGTATTGTTAGTTTTTCTTTCATTAGGATTGTTATATAGAAAGTTTGGAGTAGCGTATAATAACTTTTTAAAGTTACCACTCTCAATAAAATTAGATGATATTTTATAGCCAACATCAGTAAATATCTTATGAATCATATTATATATCCAAACAAGTGGCCGCCAATCCATTACAGGGTCAACGCTAGTGCCTAAATGTGTTTGAGAAATATTGTAAGCTCCACCACTCGCATAATCAAGTTCCCATTGCTCTTTAAGCATTTGAAATCCATCTCCATAATCAAAACCTGTTTCATTTACCTGACCATAACTCGTTGTAGGGTAGGTTACAGGAGAAGTATTTGTAGTAGTTGTACCTGCTCTGTCTGTTTTTGATGTGGCATTATCATTTGTCCAAGATTCAGCAATATTTGCAGCACTTAATTTAAGATTAGTTGAATTTTCTAACTGAAGCTCATTAAGATACTTAGCATCCATAAGTGTAGACCAAGCAAGATTATCTCCTAAAAAAACACAAGAATAACTAATAGCCTTATCATTAAGCCTTTGCACCTCTTTAATTTGAAGCAATCCTGTTAATGAAAAAAGATTTCCTGTTAAAATCCTACAAGGAATTTTATTATACAACTGAGCATCATTATGTGTAGAATTTGCAATATTGAAGTTTTTTAAAACTTGATTGTTATTTTTTGAAGCAGGCACTTCAAATGTCTTACTATAAGCACCTTTTCTAGCATCAATATTTGAAGGGTCATTCACTGAAAAAGTTATAGAAAGAGGAAAATCTTCTGTAGTTGAAGCGTCTAAAACTCCATATACAGAGCTTTTATCAACTGCTGTTCTGTAAACCCTTATATATGAAAGCTTAAGTTTTACCCCATCATTTGCGTAAACACTTAATTTAGTAAGATTACTAGAGCCTTGAACCCAATTTGTTGTATAATACCCATAATCACTTCCTGTCCCTGCTCCACCTGAAGGAACTATTGTTGAACTCAGAACAGATATATTTGCATTACCTGCTCCGTGATTACCCAAAAGCAACTGACCATTTCTATTGTACTCCTTAACAGCAACCCTTATCTGATACTCATATCCTTCTACAAAATCACAAAGAATAGTAGCTCTTGCAGCACCCAATCCTGTAGTGTTTTTTTCCATCCTCCCTGATGTAAAAGTAAAGGCATCCGTACTGCTTAAAGCAGGAGATGTCCACCCTGTAGAGTTAGAAAACTCAGAATTAGAAAGCATTTGCTCTCCAATCTTTACATTCTCTCTGTTTTGTAAAAGCTCAATCCTAATATCTTTGCTCATATTTTAATTTCTTTGAGTTACAACTGCGTGTGAGTGTGTGTATTCAAAAGTCATTGTTACCAACCCCTTAGACTCATCATAAGTGTCCATACTAGAGCTTGTAATAATTAGAGGTACATATTCCATATTATTTGGAGTTCTACCATCAGTATTAATACCATACTTGTCGTAATTACTAACACTCCTATAGTTTACAAGGTTATATAAAGGGTTGTTACTTCCAGTCTGCTGTGTAAGGTTTTCTGTCCATACATTTGGTGAGGTTAAAATCTCCCTAAGCCAATCTGCTTTATCTTGAGCTAAAGGAAGCGTAGTTACTTTTCCTGACCTTGTTGCGTTTACATTTAAAATCTCTAAACCTCCTTTATGATTCATTGTATCACCCATATAGTCAGACTGATATGAGCCTGAAGGACTTTGAACTGTAGTTCCTGTAGGGTATGGATTTGCTGTTGAACTTCTACCAATCCTCCAATCAAGTCTATTAGGTTCTTTTCTTTGTATAATATCTTTTTCAGAATTATAGCTTATAGATTTATGACCCTTTATAGTGTAACTATCAATCCCTCCACATTTATTTAACCAATGTATTCTAAAGTAGTCAGTTTGATTTTTAATGGTATTCCATCTAAATCCCTTGCACCTAACAGGATATGGTAATGTAAGTTGGTCATCTCTTAACTCAGTATAATAAATTCCTGCATATCTAGAGCCTTCATTAGCGCCATTTGTATTTAAAAATCTATCTCTATCTATATTAAACCATCTGTACTCTGAATATGTTCTTGATATACCCTGACCATTACCCTGTGTAGTCGTTATACCTACAATCCTAGCGCTATAGTAGGCAACTTCATCATTTAAAAATAAAGCACTTTTGTCTGAGGAAGCTCCATCAACATCTATAAGGTGCCTAGTATATGTTTCTCCTCCATTTTCCCATATATCTTTTACTGCAGAATCCATATGAATACAATTTGCATTTATATAAACAGGAGATACATTTTGCGCACACATTCTATAGTGGCTTCTAGGCCAAACATCTGTAACGCTATTAATTGTTGTTTTTGGGATTAAGTTTTGATTCCAATCATATAGCTTTGCTGTTCTTAATAAAGCTCCACTAGAATCGTATGCATCAATCCTCATATATACATCATCACACAAGTCAGATGTATTGTTGGCATTATAAGCAGTTTCTCCTGCTCCTGTAGGGTCGTTCCAAATTGAATAATTATTAACAGTACCCTGAACCCATTGTACAAATTCTGCAGCTTCATCCATTCTTACATCCTTTCCTCTGCCTTGTTCATTGTAATTTGTAGAAGCCCACATACCATTAGTACATCTAGTCATAAAGCTTCTCCAATAACTAGTGCTTGTACCCCAACCAAGATGTATAAATGCAGTAGCATTTCCGTGTCTTGATGCAGGAAAGTAACCATCATAATCAGGCGCACTGTTAATTATTGAAAATACACTATTTGAATCCTTAAAACTTCCTGCATCAGTAGCCTCTCTTATAATTCCATTATTATCAACTATCTCACTCCTAATTCTTATTTTAATTTTTCTGTATGAACCATTTTTTGTAACTATGTAGCTATCAGACCAAACAGGCGACATTAAATTTCCCTGCTGTTCTGCTCCACCATTTAAACCACCAAAGAATGTATTAGTATAAGTTCCTTTTCCGTGAGGAACTAATGAATAAGATAATAAATCTCTAAGCATCTCGCTAATATCTACAGTAAATGTATGCCCTTGAGGTGTTAATACCCCATCCCCACCATAAGACCTATCTTTCTGACTTATATTTCTTATATCTCTTGATTTTCTTATTGAACCTACTAAAGTCCAATCATCAGGAAAAGTACCTACACTAGTATCTGAAATTTGGTAAACATCAAAGATTACATTTACTATATCACCATCTTGTGTAGCTGTATCATAATTAAGTGCTGATGGTTCTACATTTTCCTTTAAATAATTCCAATGTGCAGATATTCTAATGGGTTCGTTTACACTAAAAATATTTTTGTAAGAACCTGTATACTGCCTAGTTCTATTTAAACTTGATGCATCATATCCATAAGGGTCTAATCCTACATTTAAAGCTCCATTTATTCCATATCCCATATCTTAATATATTTTATATTTTTTATTTAAGTAATCTACTACTTTTGCTAATTCAAAATCATTCAGTGTTTTATCGTACATAATTATTTCCTGAAAATCTCCGTCTAAGTGCTTATAGCTAATTTCTGAAGGAGGCACATTCCCATCAGAATTCATAGTACATCCAATTCTAAACTTCTTATCATTGAATGTTGTTGTTGGTGAATAAAAGTTTATGTTGTAGAAATCTTCATTTTTATATTTCCAATCTGCACTTAGATAGTCGCATATTATTCGCACATTTTGAAACCTCAAAACACTAATATGAGGCTTACCTAAGTCGGTATATGTAGTTGGAAAAAACCTAGACAATTCTTCAGAGTTGTTTTTCATATAAAATTTATACATACCTGATGAATCTGTACCCATCTCAATTCTTCTATCATTACCTAAATCATAATACCCAAACACAGCACTATCTGCTGTATTTATCTGACTAACCTCAATTATTGTAAAATTCTTCTGATTTGAACTTGGTACAAAGTTGTTGTCTGAAACTAAAGAATTATTTTTAAATGTAAGCATTGTCTTGTTTAAATTGCCACCACCATAACTATATCTTAAAGGCTGAAATGAATTGTTTGTTTGTGCAACTCCATTGCCAGCTCCTGAGCCATCTCCAATTATGCTTACTTTTTTAGTAGGTATCTTAAATGAAACATTACTGTCTGCTCTAAGCCAAGATGTTAGCCCACTAATTTCGTTAGGTGGTGTAGATTGAGGTCTGAAGCACTTGCTTAAAACTCTCCAAGTAAATGTCATTTTTATTTGAATAAGTTGGTCGTTTGCAACCTCTTTATTTCTTTCTATGCTAACACTTTCATCTTCTAAGAATCCTGTTATTGGAGCTTCTGCTTGGTAGTATTTTAAAAAATTATCTAACCATTCCGTACCTAAGTCCTGCAAGTTTTCCCACCTTTGCTCTATAGATTCATTTGCTTGAGCAGTTCTATTGTATAAATCAGAAAAATAAACCTCAAAAGTGTAATTTTCCCAACCATTATCTAATCCAACTTCAGGAAATACTGAATCAGGAGGAGTTATAAGCAGTGAAGGGTAAAAAGTTTTATGATTATCATTAAACTCCTCTGTATATCCAAAGAACTTATCCCCATAAGTCCATTTATCCTTCATTACTGTTACTATATCTGTTAATTTTATTGCCATATTTCTAACTTACTTTATTTGGATTAGCAATTTTCTCGCTAACCCTTGATTCATACTCATTTTTAGCTGAAATCCAACTTAAATAAGTTAATACATTGTATAAATTAGTGCTTTTAACACTATCTATATTATTCTTACCTTCTATATTAAAAATTCCCTTCTCTGCAAGCACATACAAGCTGTTTAACCAACCGAAAGGCTTAATATAGGTATTATATAGTCCTTTTGTTTTTACCTCCATCATACTATCTCTTTTCTCTCCGAATACATATTTGAAATTTTCAGCAACTTGTTGCTTTGTATAGTCAAAAAAAAAGCGAACTCATATACAATGTCCATAGTTAATTTTTTAAACTTTTTAGTTTTTTCAGGTATGGCTTCATCATCATACTCCTCATCTATTCTCCTGCATAAGATAGCCATTTGTTCAGGCAAAACATCAAATCTTCCATTTTCCATATGCTCAATGGTCATATCAAGCTGAGTAGATTCAATAAAATCCCCATAAGTATTTTTTCTTAGTGCTTCTGATGGAAAGTAGTATGTTTCTCCATCTAATTCAAAAGACTTCAAGCCTTTAGGCTTATAATCTTCAGTAAGCGCACCAATAGTGTCTATAACCTTATTCACTTGCTTCATATCTACCCTTTTCATATCATCTTTGCTCAACCCTGATAAAAAGCAAAAAATATCCTTGTTTAAGGCAATATTATCAAAGAACTCTACATCTTCTAGTATCTTTTCTACATCATCAAAATCCTTATACTTGTCCTTGTGAGATTCTTTCCTAAGGTCAGAGTTTTTTTGATGTTTTTTAATAATTGTAGATAGTTTTGACCAATGCTCAAGCGTTATATCTTCCCAATCTGTAGGTATATCAAAAGCAATACCTTCTTTGTCGGTTTCTTGTCTTATGCTAATTGTTATGCTCATCTTCTTGTTTAGTTAGTTGTAATATTTCTTTTTGTATTCTTTCTTTAGTCCTTATATCCTCTAAAATGTCTGTAGTTTCTCCAATAAAATCTACAGTCCTCTCAAACATTTCTTCTGATAGCCCATCAATTAGCTGACAATTTTCATTCTTTTTAATACCTGATAAGAATCCCATTGTCGCATAAAGTATAAGGTTTGGTGTCATATAAGCCCACTCTGCCCTTCTGTTTGATGTTTTTACTATCTTATTAAAAGTATTAGTATAAGTTATGATATTTTCAAGAATATCGTTAAAGTCCAAGAATTTTGTGCCATCACAATCTTCTGTAGCGTTGTAAATAGTTCTTTGAATAAATTTTATATATTTCGTTAAAATTTCTTCGTGTTCTTGATTAAGGCTGCCTATATCCATAAAATTATTCCTAATAGTTCGCAATTATATTAATTTTTTTTATATTACACTAGAAGTTTTTGGAAATCACGCAAAATAAACAACCTTTGCATTGTTCCACATATTTTTATTTACAGCCATCACTAAACAATCAACCATATCATCGTGTTTTGCAGATGGAAATTTCACTAATTGCTGTAAAAACTCCTCGTTCCAATTTCCTCTCAATAAACTTACCCTTCCTGACTCTAAAGAAGCAGAAATATCCTGCACTCTGGCAACCTTATCTTTAGATGGTGGCTTATCTTCTCTTACATTAAGCCCTGTTTCTTTTTTTAGTGTCTGTACGATAGATTTTCCTGATGCTTTTGGCTCTACATATATCCTACTTCTATTGCTATACCCATTTTTCTGCACCCATTGAGGTATGAACTTTACTAAATCAGGAAATTCTTTATAAACATTCACACAATCTATTATCTGCCACTTATTATTTTTAAATATATACGCTAATAGTGCTGAAGGGTCATTTTTTTCGCTAGCAGTGTACGCAGGGTCAATAACAAAATCAACTGTTACTTGCTCTCCTACATCAATCATTTTATTTTGGTCTATTTTTATCCACTCTGCCTTAATCATTCCTGAGTTTAGAGGTGTAGGTGTCTGCATAAGCTGTCCTGCATACCCATAACTCCCTAAAGCTTGTTTATAGTCATCTAAAATTGACTTACTAAACCTATCTGTCCAAAACAATCCATCTTTATCGTAGTTGCTCTCTAATTTTTTTGGTTTAACATCTTCTGAAAGTTCTGCAGGTATACAAATATGTTGATATTTCAATCTACTATCCTTACCATATAATAAAAATCCACTTAAATCGTTATCGTGTATTCTTTGCATAATAACTATCCTAATTCCTGTTAGTGGATTATTCAATCTTGAGTAGAATGTTGTTCTATACCATTCATTAGCATTTTCTCTTTCTATTTCTGAAGCTGCGTGTTGAGGTGATACAGGGTCATCTACTAATAGAAAATCCCCTCCCTGTCCTGTAACTGTACCACCAACAGATGTTGCTCTCCTTACTCCTAAAAAGTTATTTTCGTATCTTGATTTTAGATTTTGGTCTTTTTTGATATGAAATAGCTCTCCCCATCTCTCTTTAAACCAACTTGAATTTATTATATCCCTACTTCTTGTAGAATGTTCTATTGAAAGTTCTGCAGAATAAGATGCTGTTATAAATCTGAACTTTGGATTCTTTATCCAAGCCCATACAGGAAACATAACTGTAACTAAAAGTGATTTTGTAGAACGAAATGGTATATTTATTACAATATCTTTCGTTTTTGGCTTATTGGCTATTATTCTTTCGGCTTCTTCTTGTAAAATATCACATAGATATTTATGATGCCAATTAGTAGATAGCTCAATACTAGGTTCAACGATATGCCAAGCCTTTTGAAAAAATTCATAGAATGATAGTTCGCATAACTTTTTCTCTAATGCAAATCTAAGTGCTTCATCAGTTGTTTTCAATGTCATCAAGTTTTGCTCTTAGCTCCTCAATGCTCACATCATCATTTAACTCAATCTTTACTTTCTTAGTTGTGTTATCGTTTATTTCAGAAGATGATAATTTTGGAACTGTATAGTTAAGTAATTTTGAAACTGCGTTTATATATGCTTCAGGATTTTGGTCAAATAATTTATCTAACGCCATTCTGATTTTAGTTGAATGACCTTCTAAAGCCCAAGTCAAAGCATTTCTACTGATTTTTGTAGCAGTAACATTATTTTTTTCTCCCTTCTTTCTACCTTCTGTATTTATTTTACCTCCATTTGGAAAGTATTTTTCAGTAGAGTTTTTATATGGGTTTAATTTATTAAGATTACTCTCTTTTAAATTATCTCTTTTTTCATCACTCATATTTTCTTTTTAATTTTTTGTAAAATTATCATTTTATCTACTAGCTCATCAAGTAAAGCATCTAACCCATCAATTTGCTCTAATTTTTTTATTGCCCATTCTATACCACTTGTTCCTCCCCAAGCATCCCACATAATACCACCACATCCTTCATCATAAGGAACATCTTTGTGCTGTTGGTGTCTTTTGAATGAGGCCATTCTAGCAATAGTGCTTCTTGAGAGCTTTTCTCTTTTCGCTAATTGATTTGCTCTTGTCCAACCAACATTAGTGCCACAAGAACTCCCATTTTCTTCTTTATATTTTAACGCCCTCTTTGCATTGTTAGTTGCAGATTGAGGGTAGTCATTATAAGTTTCAGCCATTAAAGTTTTTTTATAACGCTAGCTATTTTGTCTATATACTCATCCAACTCATCATCAAGCATAGATGCAATTAACCAATCATATTCTTTTTCAAGCTCCTCAACATCTACTTCTTCAGGAGTATAAGTAAATTTAATTACCATTTCTTCTCCCTCGTTTCCTTCAATATGGATTATAACTTCTCCATTAGTATGAAG